GCTACAAGGATCATAGCCGCACGCCTGGCTTCAACGCAGGCACCATGTCAAACGACTGGGAGCCAAAGAAGCTCACCCATGACCGCGACGTGGAATTCTTCATTGACCCGATGGATATCGATGAGACAAACCTTGTCATGTCCGTCGCCAACATCCAGACGACTTTCGAAGAGGAACAGGCAATCCCAGAAAAGGATTCCTACCGCTTCTCTAAGTTACATGCGGAGTTAAAACAGTACAGCGTAACCCCGGATTCTACCGAGATCACCACGCAAAACATCCTCGAAATGTTCGATGAGTATATGGCGAAGATGGACGAAGACGGCGTCCCCACGGAGGGCCGCATCATCTATGCAACGCCCACGGTGCGCAAGATCATCAAGGAGGCCGAGGGCGTCCAGCGCGTGATGAGTGTATCCTCCGCCGGTGGGATCAACCGACAGGTGCACAGCCTGGATGACGTGCAGATCAAGATGGTGCCCGCAGCCAGAATGAAAACGAAGTATGACTTTACCACCGGATGTGTCCCTGCGTCCGACGCGAAGCAGATTAACTTCATCCTCCTGCACCCGTCGGCGGTCATCTGCCGGGATAAATATAGCTACATCAAGCTCTTCACACCCGGGACGGATTCTCGCACGGCGGACGGCTACCTCTATCAGAACCGCAACTACGGCGATCTCTTTTTGATCGAAAACAAGGTTGCTGGCGTCGCCATGAACGCGGAAACAGCAAGTGCGTAAGGAGGGATTGGAATGACAGCAACGAAGGAAAACAAAGTCTATACGATTGACCAGTCGCAGCAGGAGCACTATGTCAAGGAGGGCTTTGACATCCTTGACGACAATGGCAAGCTTGTGAAGCAGGGCGCGGGCAAAACCGTGCCTTACGAGAAATACCAAACGGTGGCCAACGAGAATGCCGCCCTAAAAAAGCAGCTCAAAACTGCACAGGAGGCTCTGAAAAAGGCAAAAGAGCAGAAGGAATGATGTAAGGATGCGTTATGTTACGATAGATGACTACATGCGTATCTGCCCGGAAGGAGACGCAACGCAGCAAAATCTGGAATCCGCCGAGTATGACATTGATAGCCTGACCTTCAACCGGATTACCAGCCGGGGTTTTGATCGGCTGGCGGAGCGTCAGAAGGAGCTTGTGACGCGGGCTGTCTGCCTACAGGCGGATTTTTTACACGAACATGGCGAACTGCTCAACAATCCGCTCTCCTCCTATGCGATTAACGGCGTATCCATGTCGTGGGATAAATCCATGCTGGTACAGCAGGATGGCGTCAATACTCTGCGTAGCATTTATGCGCTCCTGCAGCAGTCAGGGCTCACCTACCGTGGGCTGGATTGGGGGTGACGCGCTTGAAATGGCCGCAGCTCGTGCCGCCGCAGGCCTGCTGCACGTCGATCACTGTGCGACTTCAAACGGGCCTGAATCTCGACGGTACGCCAAAACAAGAGACTATTTTTGATGGCAAGTGCAATTACTCCGAGAGATCCCGGCAGGTCGTGAACGCCGAGCGTCAGCTCGTCCAGCTCAACGCCTGCGCGCTGATCCCCGGCGATATTGCACCGGGCCGGGATATCGCTGGCGAGGTGGTTATCTGCGCCGCAGGGGCGGAGACCGTCCGGGTCATTTACAGCGCATCCCGCGGCCGGAACCCGGACGGCACGGTGAATTTTACACAGCTGGAGCTGATCTGATGAACGGAATCCGGATCGAACTTGACTATGCGGCGATTGAGAAGCTGGAGAAGGCTGTTTTGCGCGCGGCGGAGGGAACGGTGGATGAATTGAGGTCAGATGTTGTCAAAGAGCAGGTCATGCCTTATGACAGCGGAGACATGCAAAACAATTCTACTTTCGCCGAAACCTTTCGTTCTGATGGCAAAACAGTGTCCCTGCTCACAACAGACGCCCCGCAGGCCCGCCGCCTGTACTATCATCCGGAATACAACTTCCAGACCGTCAACAACCCCAACGCTGGCGGCCTTTGGCTGGAGCCTTGGCAGCCCGGCGGCAGGCGTGAGACCTTCGCACAGGATAAATTTTCCGAGTTATATAAAGAGGAGGCA